GCCCGCGGGGCTTTCATGCGGCTGCATCACACGGTGCTCGAGGGCCACGGGCACCGCACCTCGACACACTCTGAGCCCGACATGATGGGCAGCGAGACGGTGTGTTTCTCGACGGGATGTCTCTGTGACATGCGGCCGGCTTACGCACGGCTCAACAAATGGAATCAAGGCGCGGCGGTGGTGGAGGTCCACTCTGACCGCTCGTTCGACGTGGAGAACTTCCGCATCCAGAGCGGCAAGGTGAGGCAATCGTGACAGACGCCGACCTCGTTACCATCGATCAACGCATCCAGAGGGCCGGTGCCGCCAACTGTTGGACGGGCACACTCGGAAGCCTCGCTACCGACGCTCGTCGGCTGGTGCGGCACATTCAGGAGACAAGGCAAATGGCAGAGGAATACCCACAACGAATTGAAGTCCCGTGCAACACGTGCCGCGGAATCGTCGGGCTCGAGCCGACGTGCCCGTATTGCAACGGAGCCGGAAAGTATTGGAAGCGAAGCTCTCAGACTGAGCCGTGGAAGTACAGCTCCGAAGATCCGCCGTGCTTTCGCGCTGGCTTCGACGAAGCGACACACGAAAAAAGGGCGGCCGCAACGCTTGCCGCGGCCATCGCTGAACACTCGCGGCTCGCCAAGGAGCAGCTTTCTTACCCCGTTGATCACATCCTCCAGGGCGAGCGGGAGCTGAAGCATTTCACCGGCGACGAGATGGAGCCGGAGGCGACGTTGATCGAAGAGCCGGAAGGCCCCCCGGTGGCCGTGCAGCTTCTCGACACCGCACGGGCCGCGGTGCTCGATCGGCATCGGGTGTACGGCCCGCCGCAGGAGCATTTCGCACGGACGGTCGGCATGGTCAACAGCCTCTTTGCGTCGGTGCTGAAACGGCCGCTGACAACGTCCGATTGGGCTCGCATCATGCTCTTGGACAAGCTCTCCCGCGATCTCGGGCCGCGGCCGCATCCCGACAACGCTGTGGACCTAGCAGGCTACGCGGCCTGCCTTGCCGAGTGCCAGGCGTCCGTACCCCCTGCCGGCGGCAACCCGTGAGCCGTAGCGTGGTGGGAGGTGACGCATGATCTCACGGCCGACTCACTGGCGGACCGGCCCGAACGGCCGGGAAGCCGTGGCAGCCGCTGGGGACTTCGTGTCGCTGGAGCATCTGCTGCGGAGCTGCGAGAAGTCCGGCCGGATCACATCCCGGCCGGAGCGGACTGACCTTGAGCTTGAGGTGATTGCCTACCGGCTGGGGATGACGGTGGACGAAGTCCGGCGAGCGATAGCACGAGGACGCACGGAGATCACCGATGGCTGACTCTCTCGACGGGATCGTGACGACAACGACTAGCCTGACGCAGACCCAGACGGGCACCGTCGGCAGCTCGACGCGGGCTGTTTCCGTGTCGTCGGCAATGCCACTGAACAGCGTCTCGGGGCCGATTGTCGATCAGCTCTGGGTGAGCAACCGCTCTTTGGCGGTCGGGTCGTCCGAGACGCTCGACCTTCTGTCGCTCACCGACACGATCCAGGGCGCGACCGGCATCCAGACCATGCGACAGGTCCGCCTTGTGCGGATCGAGAACAACGAAACGGTCACCGGCCCGCGGATCGTCGTCGGCCCGTCGGGGACGAACGGCTGGGGCCGTGTCGCCGGCGAGATCGGGCCGGGCGGCGAGTTGCTGGCCGTTCAGCAAACGCACGCATGGGGCGTGACGGCCACGGAACGGGGCGTGACGATTCGCGCCACCGGGCCGACCGGCTCAGTCTCCTATTCAATCGTGATCGCGGGAACCGCCACCACCGGACCAGCGGGGTATTGACATGACTCCAGACCAACTGCAATCCGCCGTCCTGACGTTTATCGCCTCCGCGCGGCTCAAGGCCGCCGGCGGGCTCACCGTCAGCGAGTTCGGCTCGCTGACCGTCGAGGTTATCCGCCTGGCGGTGGCCGGGCTCGACACGATCTCCAGCCTCGACGGGCCGGGGAAAAAGGCTTGGTCGCTGGCGTGCGTCGGCACGCTCTTCGACGCGGTCGCCGATTCCTGCGTGCCGTTCGTCGCCAAGCCCGTTTGGTGGATCGTCCGGCCGACGGTTCGCGCGCTGGTGCTGTCGGCGGCCGGCGGGGCGCTCGAGCAGATCCTGACGCTCACCCGTGCCGCCGCCCCGGAGCCGACCGCATGACCACCGCCGCTCTCCTCGCCGCCGCCGCGGTGGCCTACCTGCTCTGGACCCGCCCAGCGGTCGCGCCCGCGCTGCCGCAACTGCCGCCACTGTCGCCCATCATCCCGCCCGGAATCATGCCGCTGGGGATGCCAGGGGCAGCGGCTGCCGGCGGCCCGCACCCGCTCACGCTCCTGGCGATCCTGGCCGCGGGGGCGATGATTGCGTTCTCGATTCTGGAATCTAGAACGCCGCCGCCTGTTCCCGGCCCCGCGCCGGTGGTCGGGCTCGATCTCCGAGGCCGGTTCGTTGGGCCGGACGCCGCGACCGACGCCTCAACCACTGCCGCCCTCCTCGAGGAGCTGGCCGGCGCGATCGAGTGGGACGGGCAGCAGGCCGAGCCCCGGCTCCGCACCGGGGCCGCCTTCGACGATCTCCGCCGGTCGGCTCGGGAGCTGCGGACGCGCGGCGTCTCGCTCGGGGCTCGGCAGCCGGCCGTCCGCGACGAGATCAAACGGTTCCTCGATGCAGAGGCCGGCACCGAAGGCGGGCCGGTCGATGGTGCCGCCCGTGCGAAGTGGGTGAGGGCTTACCGGGCCGTGTCGGCCGCAGCGGCGGAGGCGACCCGATGACCGCTCGCCAACGCACCGTCTGGACCTGGAGCGCCGTTGGCTTCGTCGTGTTCGCGGCGATCGTCGGCGCGCTCGTCGAGCGGGCCACGCACCGGCTCGCCGCTGGGGTTGAGAGCAGGTTCGGGTACACGCCGAATCCTGAAGGCACGAGAGAGTTCCTGGCCGAACTGGATCAGCCAGAGTTCAAGGGCGCGGCACCTGACGTGTTGCGAAACGCCAAGGGACGCGACACGTTCCTTTTTCGCCATGCCGATCGGGCACACCGCGCCGTCTACGGCCGCCCGTTTGAAGCGTGGAATCAAGGCAACCACGGTTCCTGCGTCTCGTTCGGGTGGGCTATGGGATCGTTCGTCGGCCAGGCCGTGGACTGGACCGAGGGAGAGTTGTCCGACCCGCCGAAGCTCGTCGCCACCGAACCGATCTACGGCGGCAGTCGGACCGCTGGCAGGCTCCCGCCGATCACGTTTGCAGGATATTCAGACGGCTCTTACGGGGCCGCAGCGGCCCGCTGGGTGGTCGGCACAAAGGCCGGCGTCGGCGGCATCCTCTACCGCCAGAAGTACGGGGCGATCGATCTCTCGACCTACGACATCTCGCTGTCGAAGGAGTGGGGGGCGAACGGCGTTCCGGCCGCTCTGGCAAAGCAGGCGACCGATCACACCGCCCAGGGCGTCGCCCTCTGCGACTCATGGGACTCGCTGGCGGCCGCGATCGAGAACGGCATGCCGGTGCCGATCTGCTCCAACGTCGGCTTTGCCGCGACCAACGTGAGGGACGCTGACGGGTTCCTTCCTCGAGGTGGCAACTGGTCCCACTGCATGGTCGTGATCGGCATTCGGTACAAGGTCAACGGAAGCCCGCGAGACGGTGCTCTCGTTTGTAATTCTTGGGGATCGTCGTGGGTGCGAGGAGGCCGTTTTCCTGCGGACATGCCAGAGGGCTGTTTTTGGGCTGACCGCAAGGACATCGAAGCCATCCTGGCCCAGGGCGATTCGTTCGTCATCGCCGGCGTGAACGGGTGGAAGGCCCGCGACCTTGACAACGGCGCGTGGCTCCAGCCTGCCGCCGCTCGCCCGCAACCCGCCCGCATCATTGCCAGCGTCTACTCTCTCGCCCCGTGAGGCCGCCATGATCCTCGACCGCCGCCTTGTCGCCATCATCGTCGTCACCCTCGCCGTCGGCTGGTGGCTGGGATCCAGCCCCTCGAGCCCGATCAACCCGACGCCCCAACGGCCGGTCCTCGCCGCCGTCGGCCGGATGGCCCGGATCGCGGCCCGGCTCGGCCTGTGGATGGCGATGGCGGCCGAGCCCGCCCCGCAGCTCGAGCGGCAGCAGATCGTCAGAAGCCCGGCGGTCGACGCCGCCGGGAATCGAGTGGTAGATCACGGGGAGGGCTGGTGATGGACCCGATTCTTCTCGAGATCGTCCTGTGGGTCGGCGGGCTTGCCGCCGTCGGCAGCGCTGTCGGCGTGACCCTAGTTCTCGCTGCGTGGTGGCTGTTCGCGCGGCTCTCAGCGTGGTTCGACCACGATGAAGGAGGAAGCCAGTGACCATCTACCGCTCCCTCCTCGCCTGGCTCGCCGCCCTCTCCGCCGATCCTGCGGAGATCGACCGCGAGCCTCCGCGCGCCGCCGCGGCCGTGGCTGCGGCCTATGCAAGTTTTGCCCCCGAAACTTCACCAGCGCCGCCGCCTATTCAAGTTTGCGGCTGCGGCGGGAAGTGTGCCAACGGCATCTATCGACCCGACGGCAAGATCGAAATGAAGTGCGAGAAGGACTGCCCCTGCTCGTGCCGCAAAATCCCCTCCCCCGGACGCTGACGCTCATGCCCG